TGATTTTATTAAAATATACCATAATGGCAAAATATATAAAGTTTATGCCAATATGGTATATTATTTATTTTTAAAAAATTTATTATTAATTTTATTTATTATTAATATTATAAAATATGAGCAACAGATACCTCGAAATACAAATGAGCAATCAAAATTCCAATGGTAAAACATCCTTTAAGAAGGGTCAAAGCGATTTAATTTTCCAAATTCCAGCAATGAACTCAACTCTTATCCCTCAATCTGTGAGACTTGTAGGTAAATTAAATGTATATAAAAATATGGTAAATGATGCCACCTCACTCCCTGATGATACTGACCAACTCGCTATCAATTCGCGTCTTGGAGTTTACGGGGCATTCCAGTCTTTAACTTTAAGAAGTATTAAACATCAGCAGACAATAGAGAGCATAAGACATTATCCCCATATGTTAAAATCATATCTACCATTAAGCACCAAATTAGAAGATAATTACACTCACCTCGGCGAGAGTGCGTTAACCATTCCAAATTGGTCATTAAATAAAAAATCCGTTGTTAATAAATCAACAACAGAAAATTCAGGTGATAGTTTCGCTGTGGCGATTCCCTGTGGTGTGTTAAATGGTGTTGATGATATACCACTCCCTGATAATATGTTAGGAGGTTTGGAGATAAAATTAGAATTAGCACCAGACAGTCAATTTTTATTTTCCCTTAATGGAGATAGGACTGGATTAGAAGATGCTTTTTATGAATTCACTGACCTAAAACTCATATGTGAGGTAAAAGATTATCCAGTTGGACAGATGCCATCGGGGAGTGGTGGGGTATTTAATTATCAATCCATATCGTCTTATTATGACACGATAAACAGTGGGAATGCCAATATCGTTTTCAATCTTGGGTTGTCAAAGGTTAGGTCTGCTTGGGTTTCATTTGTCCCATCTAAATTTATAAACAGTCTCGAGAACGATGCTTATTCAACTTTAATGCCAATGAATAAAACAGGTAATATTGCCTCGGTTAAAAAAATAACTTGGACTAAGGCAGGAGCACTTTATCCATATCATATGGAATTAAATAATGTTATTAGAGATAGTCCAAAAACCATTATGAATGACCCAGTCGTGATTAAAGAGTATGTGTCTGCTGTGTTACCTTGGGTAAAAAATAAGTCAAATATGTTATCTGTCATTAATACTAATAGAGATTATTCGGGAGATAGCACTGATGCCAATTCATATATGAAAATACCAAATTCGGGTGTAAATTATGGCATAGGAGTTAATTATGATGCTCTTGGTGGAGAAGGTGCTGATTTTTCATCTCAATTATGGGGATTAAATATGGAATTAGATTTAAACACTGATAACCCCAATAGCGCCTTTATCTTTGTAAATAGTGAGCAATCAGTAGCATTTAATAATAATGGTATTCAAGTTATCCAATAAGTAATATTTTTAAATTTTTTTTAATTTATTTTATTTATTATTAATATTATAAAATATTATGAATGATGTAGATAAACAACCTTCTTTAATTAATTTAAAGTCCCTGCCAACCTCAACCCTCCAAGAATTGGATAGCGATGTGTTAAATCCTGTTGTTTTTTCGTCTGACAATAATTTTTGTAGATTTGAAATCGAACCAAAAGGTTTCTTATCGCCTGGGTCGTCTATATCAATTGGTGTTGATGTTAATGCCACAGTCGCAAGAGCGTTTTTTCCATTAAATGTTGGTGTTCATTCCCTACTTCAAAGAGCAGTGTTAAGAACATCTTCGGGGAGAATATTAGGAGATGTTAATGAATTCGGTCATCTCGCATCCCTTAATAGTTTATTTGTTTCGAGTGGTTCACAGAAACAAAAAGAACAATACACGACAGGGAGACAGATGAATTTTGATGGTATATATAAATCTCTGAGTGTTGATGAGGTTGATAGTTATGGCATAGATAATGGTTTAGAATATGAGGACGGTGTAGGGTTTAAGACGCGTAATTTCGCTGTCGTATCCAAGGATAGAGCAAATTTATCTCCAACTTTCTCAATATCTCTCCGTGATATTTTTCCATTTATGAAAGCAGGGAACCAATTGCCCCTCTTTATGTTTGGAAATGATAGGATTCAGTTAGAATTATATTTTAAACCTGCCTCTGAATTAGAACGGTTATCGGTAAAGGGTGATAATAGTGGTGAGTTTAATATTAATAGGAACTCGGTGATGTTTATAAGTGACCATATTTTTTATCCAACTCTTATGGATAATTATGCTCAACAAAATAAGGAGTTAACATTCAGTTTTTTTGATTATCAATTATCAACTCGCTCCCTTGTAGCAAAGAGGGAAGCAGATGGAACCGCCCACGCAGACCAAAATATAACACAAAACACAAGAAATATTGGAGGTGCTGGACGATTAGCGACACGAGTTTTTTCGGCGGTCTCAGAAGACCTCGTTGAACCACATAAAACTTTATTAAATGGATATTCGGCGACTGCTCCATTAAGGGTTGGTGATTTTAATGATACTCTTTCAACCCAAATTTTTTATAATGAAAGATTTTTATATCCACTGAGAGTATCAAATATGGCGAGACATTATCACAATCTTAAAGACGCTCAGCAAAAATTACCATATGCCACAAGAGACACTTATGGAAATGAGGGAAATGCCCTTAATAATGTCGCTGGTTATGGGTTCGAGGGTAGATTACAAAGCGACAATCTCGCAGGTCAACAGTTATGGACTGGTTTCAGGTTAAATCGTGGTGAAAGGGTGGGGTCAAAGGGTGTAGAATTAACAATGGATATATCTAATTTAGTGATAGCAGATGGAGATAAAAAATATACTCAATACTCATATCTTGAAGTATTAAAATATGCCACTCTTAAAGATGGTCAAATTGAAGTGTTTTTTGCTTGATAAAATAGCCCTTCGATCTCGAGATTTTTTGGTTAACTAAAATAAACCAAAATGGCACAAACTTTTTATTATTTTAATTATTTATGAAAATATACCATAATGGCGAAATATATTAAGTTTATGCCAATATGGTATATTTTATATTTTTAAATATCTAAGACAATTATTTTTTATCTATTCGTTTAATTAATAAAATTATTATCTTTGTTATAGTATAATAAAAATGAACCAAATAAAAAAACAAGATTTAAAATTGGGGACACACTTTGAGAAAGTTGTTTTAAATTTTCTAAATTTACAACCTGAAAATAAAGACAATCAATTTGTAGCATTTAAAAATAAATACGAACCAATGGATTTTATAAATAATAATATTATAGCAGAATTAAAGACAAGAAAAAATCATTTAAATAAATATGATACCACTATGTGTGGATATAATAAAATTGAAGAGATTGAAAATAACCCAAGAGAAGGTTATAAATATATATTTTATTTTTTATTTATTGATGGATTGTATAGATGGGATTATAATAAAGATGAATTTTATATTGATAAAGGTGGTAGATGCGATAGGGGTTGTGAAGAGATAAAAGATTATTCATATATAAATATAAGATATTTAAAATTAGTTGATAAAGATTTATCATCTCTTAAATGGTAATAATTATTTTTCTTTAATATAAATATTATTCATAGTCTCTACCGAGTGCCCTGTAATTTCGCTCATTTTTAATTGCTGTTTTTTATTTTCAGCAAATAAATCAGAGAGCACTATTTTCCTTATTATCGTTGTTGAGATATTTTTATCTAAATATTTTTTAGATGTCTTTAATAATATCTTGGATAATTCATTGGTGGTAATTTGTTTATTTGTTGATGTTTTAAATAAAATACCCATACCATTAATTTTTATATACATCCTTAATAATTTCTCTAAATCCTTTGGTATATTAATAATTTTTTGTTTATACTTTTTGCTCGTCTTATATTCATTTAAGACAAAAAACATTTTATTATTTTCTACTACTAAATAATTATTTGTGTTTTGTTCCTCCTTGGTTTCTTTATTAAATTGAGTTTTCGTTATTGATTCAAGTGTGGCGATTTCATTTCTAAGAGGTATTTTAATTAAAATATTTAATATGATGTATACTTGTAATAATGCTTTATCTTTTGAAGATAAAGATGATTGTTTTTTTATTTTTTTATTTTTCAACTCATCACCAATCATATCAATCATTTTATATAATTCCTTTATATCTACAAATGCGTCTTTTTGTTTTTCGCTTATTTTATTATTTTGATTATCTGTTATATATTTCGAATTTAATTCATTTCTTATATCATCATATTTATCAATTATTTTTAAATCTTTATCTTTTGCTTTAAGATAAATTATAATGCTATTATAATAATTTCTCTGGGTTGTATAATGTAAATCTTTTATTTTTTCTTTAACTTCATCAATGTCATTTAAAAAGTTTAAATCATCTGCTTCAAATATTTTTTTTAATTTAGATAAATTGGATATATATATCTTTAATGAATTCTCTTTTATTTCAGGTCTACTTTTTTTGATTAATTTCTGCGCTTCTTCCATATTATAATATAACAAAGATTTTAATTTTAAATAAAATAACCAAAATTTTAGATTTATTTTTTTTTAACCAAAAAAAATCCCAAGATCGAGGGCTCAATTTCATCTCCATTTTCGATTTAAATAATTAATTATAGAAAATAAAAATCCTCTCCAAAAAATAAATTACGAGGGGTATAGTGGGAAAAAATATATCTAAAAATAATTAAAAAATAATTAATTATTTTATCTTATAAATTGGATATTAAAAAAATAAATATTATAATAAAAAATTAATGATATTTTTATACTTCAACCGATATATCATTTCCTTTGATAACCAGTTTCCTATGGTGAGCGATGAAGTTTTTCCATAGTAGATTAACATTACCCACGACACTCCCCTCATATTTACAATTTAGACGACACGAGCGACCACGACCATCGAAAACAGCATTCTCTCCAAGTGCCAACATACGAGAAACGACAAAATTTCTGTTGTAATCTTCAAATGAGTTAACATCAATCCCAGCAGAAGATAATCCCTTCTCTAATTCTATGATAAAATTAGCATCAACCCCTCCTGCTTTGTCTGTTGTTTTTTTACAAGATATATCTTTACTTGGGACTTGGCGACCATTTAAGAAAAATGAATAACTGGACAAATTATTTGAGCAACCAGTTAATCCAGTTCTATTAGACCTATTGAAAACATCTTCAATATATCCTGTCTGGTCTTCACTCTCCATATATGTAGTATTCGCCGATGATTGATTTTGGGTTGAATATATTGAGGCATCTGTTGGGACGCATATGATGGATTTTGCTCTCGCGAACTCTATATTAAGGGGGATAGTGCTTTGGAGGTCACTCGCCAGAGTTGAGTGAGTGTGGCAGGTAATAGAAGGTATATCAAATTCAATCACTCCACCTTTTTCTCTAACTTTGCTTAACATACCTTTCTCATATTGTGCGTCCATCTCTATTTGATGGACAATCATCTCAACATTTCTAATAAGATAAGATGGTTCATATACCCCAGTGCCTTTTAATGAGGTTGAATATAAGAAATGGTCATTGGTTACAGGGGGGATATCAACGGTTGGCGACGATACTGCGTCTAATGTAATCTCAACTCTCGCAAGAGCATCAGCACCAACCATTTCAATTGACTTAATAGTTGGTGGGACATCAAAATCATAATCAGTCCCATCTGCTTTGGTAACTCCCAAAGTCTCTCCAATAACAAATGGTAGAGACTGTGGGGATAAAATCGAGTTTTTTAATTCACACACGATTTTATTGCTTCCTGTCGCAGTAGTCCAACCAGCGCCAGCATTATCTACATCTTTAAAAAGTGGGTTTAATTTTAATCTTCGATTTGGTGTCGCACTGTCAACCTGTCTAAACGAATTTCTAATTCCAGCAAGTGTGAATTCCAAATAACAACCATCAACTAATAAATTAGGGAAAATTTTCTTATTACGAGAAAATACTCCCATATGAATTGGGAGGCACATCTTCGCCCTAATATATTCATTATTAGTCGCAACACCTGCTTC